ATAATAAACAGCTTTCCACCCGTTGCTTTTACTCCACCGTATTCAACTTCCATAATTACTTCTCAAAGTTATATTGCGAGTCGATCATTTCGTTCATCATTTGGTCACTGCCCAGAGAATAAACAGAGCTTAACGGATCTATCAACGCGACATCGTAAGGAATCTCACTAACGTACATTGGCATATCCGGTATACCCGCCTGTTGATAGTCCTTAAATCCGGGTGCGCCAAGTGCGCCCATCAATGCTAATTTAGTTCCATCCACATCTCCTCCAGCCATTGAAACTACTTCTAAAACTCTTGAAACTATAGCTTGCACAGCCTTTGCTTTAGATGCGTTAGTTTGTTTTACTTCTTGTTTTGATTCTTGTTTCGCTGTCGGTTTCTGTGGCTTTTTAGACTCACTTTTTGGTGTACTTTTACTTACTGGTGCTGCTGGTGTTGGCGCACTTTTAGCTACTGGGGCTACGGAAACTTTAGGAGCTACTGGTGCTGGTGTTGAAGGTGCTGCTTGTATTTTAGCTACAGCGGCTACAGCACTAGCAACTTGAGGTGCGGCTACAGGTGGCGCACTAGGAGCAGACATCCCTGTATTAATCGTTATTGGCTGTATTGTTCCTGCTGTGCTAGGAACCGATATAGTTATAGCCCCCGGACTTACTGCTACAGGGACATTGAGCATTTGTTGTCCGGCTGGGGTAGCAATAGTAATTTGCATATTTGTCCCCACGCTAGCGTTGACAACCTGCCCCAGAGGAGATGGGGTTGTCGGAGACATATCATTATTCTGCATTATCTCCTGACTGCTAACAACAATATCATCCACTGCGTTAGTTACTAAGTCTAGAATAGTATTTTGAACTTGTTGGTTGATAATGTCATACGTTGCGGTTAGGTTAATCGCATTCGTTTGCGGCCCATTATAACCACCAGTCAAGCTCGCTCCATCGAGGATTAAACCAAATGTTGCCAGAGAATAAGTTAATGTATTTTGTGGAACAATTAGTTGACTGACTACTGTTTGGTACTCTTGCCCCGCACTGGTTGTAAATGAAGCCAGATCCGAATAAGTAGTGGTTCCATCAGTAACCTCAATTTTCATAGTGAATGGATCTCCGCCCACATAATTTCTATCTCTTAATCCGACAGAGGCATCCATAGTAAATCCTTGGAGCATTTCTTCTTCAGTTAAAAATGATTTAACATCATTGGTAATCTTCCATTCAGTGTCAATCCCATAATTGTAGTTTGGATAAAGCGCGCCATGATGATCCCAATAAACCACGTCATCGTCGTCCCCACCATCTGAAGCAATATCAGTTCTTGGATCAAAATTATAATTTGTGCATCTTGTTGAACAGGAGGTTTCTGCCCCGGCAGAATCTTCAGTAACATCGGCAGTTGTTTTTGTATCTGCAAATGCGTTTTGAGCTAGAAGAATAACTAAAAATACAGTTAGTTTAAAAATCCTCATCCCACTCTACCTCTCCGTTAGAATATGTATTACCTGTATGCGGTGTATCTAGGTCAGTAACTTTTTGATTTTCTTTTTTGTTTTTCCATTCGTCATAATCAGGTCTTCTCTGAGGTTGTTTATCCCATATCTGTTTTGCTTCTTCTCCAAGTTTGCCATCAACTGGACAGGGTGTCCCCGCCTGTTCCATTGCTTGAAACACTCTAGTGTCTTGGCATAAGAGACTGACTGATGCGACCTTCATGCCCATGCCATAGAGTGACCGGGCTAACTTTAATCTTTCGCAGTTCTTATCGACAACCGTATTACCAAAAGAAAGACCAAACCACGCAGATTGAGCCGCACCAGCCATGGCAGTAGTACAGACATCTTGATTGTTTAGCATTATGTTTGGCGAGGCGGCGGTGCTGGGAGTTCTATCAACTGTGGTTGTCCCGGTAACAGTAGAGGTTCCGGTGACAGTTGAGGACACGGTCGTATTCGTATCTACGGCAAACGCAAGAGAGGGAATAAACAAAACAACAAGGAGCAAGATCTTTAACGACTTCATACCACCAACTCCTAATCTAAGGGATCCTGATCTTCCGGCTCTTTGGGATCGCAGACTTGTTTGTAAATATCATTGTTCTTTGCCACTTGAGCTAAATCCTGACTTACAATCTCTGGCGGATTATTCTGAAGTAGCCACTGCTTAGTATCTTGAGTCAACCGAACCTCTTCGTACCAAGCGCACTCTTTGGAGTAGTATGTGTCAGCGTTATACAAACCTAATCCGAAATTAGCGACCGGGGCCGCCAACTCGGATAAGATAGCCGTACTACATCCCGTCAAGAACGTCAGGCATACCAGCCCTGTCACGAACCTTTGCTTTAGCGTCATCAATTTCTTTCTCCACTTCGGCTACAGCCGCCATTCCTTTTGGGTGATTGATGTTGTTAAAAACATTACCAGCCAACCAGTTAAAGATAGGCCAGACTGTACTTAGCACAGGAATCTTTTGCACAAACTTATCAGGCAAAGCTCCAGTGAGTGCTGTAAATACCAATACTACTTGCCCTGCTATTTCAAACCATCCCTGTCCTTCAAACATTGTAGCTATATCCATACTGTTCTCCTGTTTTATTTCCCAGCGAGCCAACCACTAATGTTCCCTGCGCCCCAGCAATAGCCAAGACCCAGAGTCAGAGCATCGTATCGATGATCCCAGATCCATTGCCATACCTTTTTCATTTTAGTTTCTCCTTTAGTTATTTAGAATGCGTTGGGTAAACCCAAACAACATTTGGACTTTTATTTTTTATATCTATATCGCAGTGAATAAAGTCTGATCGAATACCAATACGGCAGACTCCTTGCGCGATAAGGTTGCTAATGAGCTTATATCTTTTTAGGGAATTGTCGCAGTGTAGATCAACCGCTTTTCCTACAAGGTGGGAAGATGATTCGGATCCGCCAACTTCGTTATTGCAAGGCGGACAGCGGAACGCGCTATTGATTCGCATCGGCCCAACTTCATCGCGTACTTTCTGCAATACTTCCACGAGGGTAAGGTCGATGCCTTCGGCTCCACACCTGCATAAGAACTCACTACGGCTGAAATTTTCAGATAGATCGCCCATAACGCTTAAATCGTAAACTCTTTTTAAGCCGGGTGCAAGTGTTCCGTGCAGAATATCGCCATACTTGCCTATCTTTTTGTGCGTTTATATCTGATGCAAATAATCTCTACAGAAGGGTAATGAATCGCCATCATGCGCCTTTTTGTTTTAAACGTCGGAGTGACCACGCCCTTAACATCTTCGACCGTGACGTTTCCATCAGCCCAGAAGACCATGAAGTCCGCCCAGTAAACAGTTCCGGGCATTCGAAATGGAACCTCTTGCAGAAACATGATCACGTCGCCAGCGGTCTGGGCCAGCTTTAAGTCGTCGTAGCGTTGGCGTTGCATCTTCGACTTGAACCTGAACCCGTCCCGTTCTACAGCGACCGCGTTGAACTTATGTCCTAGCGGTATTCTCATCTGTTCCCCTTCTGTTAATAGTTCTCTCGTTTTCTGCTAACATTGCGCTTGGCATACATAGATTCGTAGTGCTTTCTAAGTTTCTGCGGACTTCTAATCTGACCTTTCCAGAAATTATCGTCTTGGTACATCCAGCACATGATTTCATAAATGTCGTCCTTGTGCCACTTCTCAACCTCACGCATTAACCGGAACTCATTCGCCCAGCTTTCCAGATCAGGCTCTTTTGTTGACGGCACAATCTTTTTGCACTCATCGAATAGAAGCACACTCATGCTCATATCCCATTCAGAGAACTTGACCTTCGGTTTCTTTTTAACAGACTTTTCCACAGGTGTCTGCTTTTCCGGTGTAGACTTTATAGAAGATGAAGAAGAAGATGAAGACATAAACATAGTGTTGCCCTTTGGTTCAACCACCCTTGAAGCACCGTTACCGCCACTAAGTGCCCGTTTCTTTAGGGCAGAAGCCTTGCCCCCCGCCACAGACTTTTCACGCCATGCAATTTGCTTGCGTCTTTCTGCATCCAAACGGGGATGTATCAGTGCAGTTTTTTTCCGGTTTAATCTGAAGCATCGCAGAATAGGGTTCAAGCATTCATCAGTAATGGTTGCACCACCCTTGAGCAACGACCTCGGGTCAATGGGGATAGATCCCTCCAGCCAGCACAGGCAGAGCAGGCGCAGGTAATGACCGTCCTGTTCCGCATTGAACGCAATGGTGTTTGCGTCCGATAAATAATCTGCCGGGTAAAATTGAAATGCAGGCGATTTTGTTTTCATGCCATCACCGCCATAACTTCTTCCTCTTTCATTACGAGAAAATATTGTTCATCGTATTCTATTTCCATTCCATCGAAGTCCGAGAAAAAAATATACTGACCCACCTCCAACTCAGTTACATCTGGCCCTATGGCATAGATAACGCCCTGCCCGGTTACCTTGCCCATTCCCTTTGCCCCCGGAATATAGGCTTCAGGTAAATAGAGTCCACTGCTTAACTTGGCTTTCTTTTCAGTTGGTTTTACCCAGACCCTGTTCGTAATCGGACTGATCTTGTTGTTCATGATAACTCCTTAAATGAGGTGATTTTTTTAAATCTTTACGCAACTCTTTAGCCTCCCGATCCCTCTTCTTTTTCGGGCTTTTCAAGGTGCGCTGTAGTTCTTTTCGTTTCTGCTTGCTTGTCATAGATCCTTGCCTTGCATGCGGGCCGTCCAGACGATTCGCCGTCTACCGGAATCACCGCGCCTATGTTCGCCCGAGTCAACCACAAACCCTTTCTTGCACATGGGTTTAAGGCGTGGGGTCACCGTCCTGTATTGGATCCCAGAGGCTTCAACAATCTCATCAGCGGTTGCGCCACCCGGTAAGAAAGAGCAGAGGCACTCGTATATGCCTTGCTCAATCTTATTTAAAGATGGTGTGATCGCTTCAGCCGCTTCATGCGATGTCACCGGATCCGAATTTCTTGCATGCGCCCGGTCAAACATCGGCAGGTCATAAAAGTCATTGCCGAGGTCATCCTTGTAAGTTTTCATGATTCATCTTCAGCTTTAAAGAATATACCCGCAACCTTCGCAGACAAAGTAGGCGAGAGATCATCTACGCCCTTGATTGTATTCAGATCAAAAGACGGGTCGGCTACGCTTACAACATCTTTAAGCACTTTCAACCGCCCTTGTACGCTCTTCGGGTACAGTTCCTTTAGACGATCAGAAATTATTGTCTTCAAATCCGTATCGATAGGAACGTCATCGTCACCGCCAGCCCCCAACGCATTATCAAATCCTTCAACTCCCGTGGTTACCGAAGTAGACGGCTTAATATCTACCACCTCCGGGTTATCCCGGTCAACGCCAGCCTCTTGCATACCGTCCAACTTCAACGCCCCTGCCAGTTCGCTCGACTTTGGGGTGTATTTAAGTCCCCGTTTTAATACAGTCTTTAAGGCCATCGCATTGAAATGATCTGCCCAAGGCCCATAAACTTCCCCCCCCCTTGTCTTTGATTTTGAAAACTTGTCACGATGCTCCTCGACTTTCTTGACGGTCATCACCTCAAAAGTTTTATGACCTGTGGAGAGTAGGACAATACAGTAAAACGCCCTCAGATCACCGGGGTTGCCCTCAGTTGGACGATGTTTCAACTTCTGATCAAGACCATACTCGTATTCAAACTCATCGTTCTGGTACACCTCATGCAGTTCTACCCCATCGATGTAGCCTGACTGCAATGCCAGTTTGATGATTCCTGAATACCCCGGCATGAACTGGGCTTCGTAGCCCCCCTTTTTCCGGTTCATGAACGGAACCAGATGCGCCTCATTCGTTGCCCCATCAGGAATAAGCCCAAAGGTCGCCGCGTCCATTACACAGCGAACCAGTGAGGCAGGGGTGCATTCAAGTAGCAGTGGGTTCTTTTGAATTGATGACAGGCAGATCCGCATCAGTCTTTTTGTGTCAAGAATTCTCGGTGCGGCCTTGGCAATTTCATCCTTCCGGCTGTCCAATAGGTCAGCAATATCCTTTAATTTTTTATTGGGTACTAACGCTGTTTCATTCATGATTTACTCCTTTAGATTAAAAGCATTTGTGTTTCGGGTTGATATTCTGCCTCATACCTTTTGGTGTCACCCTTCGGGTATGGCTTGGCAGTGTACTTCAGTTTGTCGCGTTGCATCATTTTCTTCCACTTCTTGCTACCGATAAAATAAATATAGCGGTGTTTCTGTGGTCGGTCTACCTTCTCCGCCCCATCGCATAATCTGTCTTTATTGTGCCTACTATGCTTGTTGTTGTAGGTTTTAGGGTCGCTCCTTTTTGCCGATAACCCTGTATATATAAAATTTGTCGCTTGGTAAACGTAGCCAACGTGCCCCATTGAAGTGTCAGCGTAGCTAACTATGATTTTCCTCGACGGGATTATCTTTAGGGAACCAGACACAAGAATGCTTGCACTGTTCTTGTTGGGGCTATCAATGCAAAGCCTGTTCAACTCTAAGACTTTATCCTTGTACTCATCCCCACACACCCCACGACATAGAGAAGGGCTTGCGGGTATTCCAAACGTGCAAACCCCCACCAATATAGCCCCCTCATAAAGACCGAAGGCGTACTGGATGTTAGGGATTCTTTTTGCGTAGTGTTTCTTGAGTATCCACGGGTGGGCCTCGTCAAATGTTATCTGTCGCACCATAGCCATTTTCATCTTTACCAAAAAGTTATAAGTTCACCGTTGTTCCGCACAAGATGACCTTGCAGGGTTATCCGGTATTCGTCTGGGCAGTATTCTTTGTAACAAGAAATGCGATGCACGTCCGCCCCATCGTGCAGATACATTTTTCCTTCTTCATACTCAACATATTTTTCTTTACCGTTGATCTTCATGTCCATGCCACCGCCACCTGTCGGTAGCTTGATGGCGATTGTATAGGCTTGCGTGTCTTGCTCACCCAACCCCAGAGTGTTATGGGGAAGGTCAACGTGCCACGGCCCGTACATGGATAGAAACTGTGGGTCTGATGGAAACACATGAAACCCCGGCAAGGCAATGTCATAATTAAAAAAAACAGGCTCGCCTAAAATCACGCTTAACATCTCCCTTAAATCCTTATACATAAAGTCAAAATATTTAAGCAAAATCTGGTTTACTCCATCTCGACAAGAATTATAAGCTGGTGTGTTTCCGTCCAAATAAACTGTTTTGCCAAGCGTGTAAAACTCCATATTCGGAGCGCGTTTATCCCAGTGCTTGCGAAGCAGGCGCACCGTGTCAAATATCTTTTCAAGATCCCAATGTGTTTCGTAGATTTTCATTATGCCTCGTAATTATGTTTATCAAGAAACCGTCGTGATCCCTCCTTGACCTTAGTGTGCTTGTCGATCTTGCTAACATAGTTTTTCTGCGACTCAAAGCACTGTGCAACCGACTTCCAATCCGTCTTGGCAGTTGGTTTGGCTTGTCGATAGGTGAACAGTCTCGTGCCATCAGGAGCCTTGAGCGTAGACGCGCCCCCCATCAGCAGGCGAATCTTTGCCTCCAATGTCCCGATAGTTCTATCAAGTTCGTTCCGGTTTTCCTTCCAGCCCTGATACTCCTCAATGTCCTGCATAACCGAGGCTGTAGCCGTCAGTTCTAATTCATTGTCAGCCGTAGGGTAGAGGGTTTTTATTAGTTCAATGTCCCGGTCACATACAGGTGGGATCATATTTTTCGAGATCCAATTAAACCAGAACAATGAAACTTTGGTCATCAGCGCATCCTGTTGTTTCGCCGTTATCTTCAGCGGATAAATTTCCAGATCGTTACCGCCAAAATACGCAACCACCTCAACCTCGTTGATTCCAGCCAACAATGACTGAAGTACACACTGGGCGACAACGTATACCGGGACACCGTTCTCCCAACGAAACCTTTGACGTGCGCCGACATTTTTTATTTCAATCAGGCAGGTCGGCTTGCCAGCTTCATCGGTTTTGTAATAATCAGGATGAGCGATCAGCCATTCAAAGTTTGGATGGACGCAGGTTTTTTGCCACTCGAAAATTTCAATCTTTTCCTGATTCATGTAGATTTTAGCAATGGTAGGCTCCATGATGTTGCCAATTTGCATAAAAGCATTCTCTTCCGGGGGTGGGATTCTGCCTAGAATTTCCATGCCAATGCCTGCGGGTGTTTGAAACGGATGGATCCCGATTGCCGCACCCACTTGCGATGCGCTAAGTTTCCCTTTCTTGAATTTAATCTGTTCTTTGGTAATCATGATTTGCTCCTTTTTGTAATTTATCAGTCATCGTCTACGATCTCTCCAATTCCCCAATCCGCCCCTTCATGTCTGCGCTCGGTTGTGTCCCAGCTTAGAACCTCGTCCTCGTAATCTTTTTCAACCTGCGCCATTGCAATGTCTCCGTTCTCAGCATCCACATAGTTGAACGATTGCTTCTTAAC